AGCTCTTCGGCCCGGACACGGCTGACCCTGGCTTGACACACCGGCGGCGGTACATGGTCATATCCAGGGCGCTGTTGGCCCCGTCATCCAGCATCTGGAAGTCGGAGCTGGCCGCCATTTCCGTCTGCATCCTGGCCGCGTAGTAATCCTCTGCCAGTCGTTGGCCGATACTTCTCCACCAGCGCACGGCGATGGCCTGCTGTACCGGGGCGTGGATCCCGTCCAGCAGCTCGCTTTCGCTCCTCACCGGTGCTCCGTCCTTATAGCCATACACCCCGTTATGGTGCAGGTAGATGGTAGTGCCTTTGGCGTTGGCCCAGCTGCGCAAAACCCTGACTTTCGTTGAGGTATTTGATCCCGGCTTTTTCACCTTCAAAATCTGCATCTGCTTCCTCCATCAGTTCGCCCGGCCGTGTGTGGCCGGGCGAATCGTTCTTATCGATTATTACGCGGCGGCCACGGCGCTATCCAGGTTGCCCCAGGTTTCCGCGGCATGCTCCACCACCAGCACCGGCCGGCAGGCCCCGGCGGCGCCGGTGCCTGCGGCGATCTGCGTCAACTGCATGACCACCTCCTGGCCGGGCTCCAGTTCAACCCGAGAGGTTGGCATAAAATAAACAAATTTCCCCTGGGCCATGGTGCCGAGAGTGAATACCCCGGCATCACCATCGCCGCGGCCGGTGTCCGAGCCGGCGGTGGGCCGCTTGTCCAGCTTGACGATGGGGGTAGTGGTTAAGCCGGCGCAGGCTGTCGTGACGCACAAGGCGCTGTAGAGCAGCACACACTTGAACGGCACGGTAAACACGGCCAGGTCTCCGGCCGCCTGGGTCAACGCCAGCCCGGCCGCGCTCTCCGTGCCGGTCAGATCGAACGGCAATGAACTGATATGATCACCTAACATCATAAACCTCCTTATCCGGAATCACGATCCGGGTTGCTGATTACAGGGAACCGATACGCACGATTCTGGCTTCGCGGTCATCCGCTGTCATGAATGTGCTGCCGAAGGCAATCAGGCCATACCAGATAATCGCCTTACGCCGGCCGAAATCGCCCTTATAGTTTGGATCCGCCCGCAGGTGCGGGGAATCAACCTCGACCCGGCGCACGGCGTCGTCTCCGAAGATCAGCCCTTCGCCCAGCACGCTGCCGGTGCCGACCCCGTTGGACAGGGCCTGCTCGTGGCTCACCTCGACAAAGCGGACATTCTCCACCTTGCCCACCTCGCTTTTAAAAATGATGTCACCCTTGGCCAGGTACTTATGCCACTCCTGCAGGGCGGTATCGTTTTTCAGGCCGCGCAGACCCTTAGTGGCCACGGTGCCGATATAGTCGCCGCCCTCAAAGTACGGCACATGCAGGTCATTAACCATGTAGTCCCTGATCAGGCCGACATGGGCGGCGGTCAGATTGCTGGTGGCCGCCACACTGTGAGCCCCATCCGTATCGATGGTGCCGGCGGAAGCTGAGGTTGGTGTAAAACACACCTTAGCTTCCTTGAACCCGGCGGCGGCCCCGGTATCCATGCAGGCGTTCATCTGGTCCAGCAGCCGCTTCTGGCCGCCCTTCTTGGGGGAAACCTTGGAAAACTCATCCGCCAGATTTGTGTAACCGCAACCACGGCCCCACTCCACCACAGTGATGGACCGGCCGGCCATTTCCAATTCATCGATGGGCACCCGCATCCGCTCATCCAGCTGCGGGGTGTCCGGCTCGTCCAGGGCTTTGTAATAGGGCAGGGTTACGCTCTGCCCCATGCCGGCGCCGAAATTCGGCTGCTTCTTTGTAAACCGCACCAGGACGAAATCCCGGGCGGCGATCTTCAGTAATTCGTTGGACAGGGCGTGGTTTTTCCATACCCCGTCCGTTGCGTCATAAGTCCATGTAAACATCGTATTCGCTCCTTATCAGGCTAAGGTGCGACCGCGGTCAGCCTCCTGCATGGCATCATCAAGGGACAACTGCCTATTGGCGTACTGCCTGGCGTCCTCCCCGGGGGCAGGGCCGGAGTAACTCCCGCCGCGCTCCAGGGGCAGATTCAGCTCCTGCATGAGTTGGCTGCGCTGGGCCGCATTGTGCTGCCTGGCTTTCTCCATGGTCATGGAGATTTGCTGTTGAAGGGTTAATTTGGCCCCGTCCGGGCCATGGGTTGGTGCGGATCTGGATAAACCCCAGAAGGCAATTCTTTCCGCCTCGGAAAAATTCTCGGCATCCAGCATGCCGGTTACCAGGGCGCTGGAGTCATCACCGGCATCATTGTCATTGCCGGCCGGCGGTTGTCCGGCCGCTGGCGGCGGGGATGGCTCCTGTTTGCTCATCCGGAAATCATCCACCGCCATATTTGCCTCGGCCCAGATCTCCGCCACCCGCTGATCATGATCTGATGATTCAGGATTCAGCTGATTGATGGCAGCCAGGGCCTCCTTGTTTTTGGTGACGGCAAACTGCCGGATCTCGCCCTGCTTGTTTTGTTTGGCTTTCTCGGCCTGCTCTGCCTGGTAACTGGCCAGCTGCCTGCGCAGCTCGGCATTTTCCTGCTCCGTTTTAGTGGTCCTTGACTGCAGCGCGGTATAGCCTTTCTCGGCATCGTCATGGGTCTTAAACCTGGGGGATGGCGCTGGACTGCCCGCCTCCGGCTTTGCACCTGCAGCGGGTAACTCACCCGCCTCCGGCTTTGCACCTGAGGCTGGCAACTCTCCCACCTCCGGCTTTACACCTGAGGCTGGCAACTCTCCCACCTCCGGCTTTACACCTGCGGCTGGCAACTCACCCGCCTCCGGCTTTACGCCTGCGGCTGGCAACTCACCCGCCTCCGGCTTTACGCCTGCCTGCGGCGCTCCATTTCCCTGGCTTTCCGCAGGCGGCATTTGGAAAATACTGGCGCCGTCTTTCATCGCTTGCTCAAGATCAATACCTGTTGGCATGGTCAAAAACCTCCCGTGGCGTCGTCCTGTTTGCAGGGGCCACTGTTTGGTGCGGCGTGGTCCTCTGTGAGGGGCCACTGTTTGGTGCGGCGTGGTCCTCTGTGAGGGGCCGCTGTTTATAAAGTCCGGCGTGGTCCTTTTTTAAGGGGCCGGACTGATTGCTATGATTTCCCGTACTTCCGCACCAGCTCCTTGGCGGCCAGCTGGGCGGAAAACTTCCGCTCTCCGAATTTCTTCAGCAGTTCGATGAAGGCCTTGGCCTCAGCATCAAGACTGACCAGGGTATGAACCCTGGCGGTCAGACGCTCCTCGATCAGCCCCAGCAGCACAGCTGCCGCCTCGCTTTCCGCCACCCCCATGAACCCAGCCTGACGCAGCATGGTGCCTTTATCCTCGGCCTCAGCCGCCTGCTGCCGCTCCCGCTCCACCAGTTCTAAGGGTAAGCCGGTGACAATATCGACCTCTGTGCCGCTCATGGCTGCCCTCCTGATTGGTCTCCGCCGCCGGAATCAGGGGGGGGCGGAGATCCGGCAAGCATCTGCTGCAGCTGCAGCTGCTGTAATTTCTCTCCAACTTCCTTGGGAATAAAAATGTTTTCATCCTGCAGGCCGGTGCGCCGCTCCATGGCTTTCAGCACCGAATAGGGCATAATAAACGGGGCGAACCTCGGGTTGCCGGCCAGGGGGATAATGGTGCGGATCAGGGTGGATACCGTCTCGGCGTCTTTCATCAGCTTCTGAATACCCGACACATGAAAAGCCCCGCTCATCCTTGGCAGGCCATCGATGACCCCATCCTGCCCTAACCGCAAGCCGAATTTGCTTACCCCCTCATCGCCCAGCATCTCCTGGTAATCCTTCCAGCCGGCAAATGCCTCGACCACCTCCTGCCCGGCGCTGAGTCCCTGGATGGCGCCCAACTCCACGTTGGTGCCCATCAGGTTAAACACTTCCATGGCCTGTCCGAGGTTCTGCTCGCTTTCCCGCCAGGTGATATCCTGTCGGTAACCGGGCAGGCCTTGTACGCTGTCTGACACAGACGTCCCGCGCTGATAGTTCTGGTCGTGATACTGCATGTTGGCCAGGGTGGAATTCGTCACATCGCGGCGGGACACCGGACGAACAGCCTGCTGGCCATTCAGACTGTCGTGGGTCAGATAGGTGCGGCCGGGGGCTGTTTTGACATCCTCCGGATCAACCAGGGCATCGACATTAATTTCGGTCATGGGATTGACCAGCCATTTCATGGCATCCTCATGCAGACACATCAGATTACACATGGCTTCCCAGATGGAGCGGACCCCCTCCAGCAGGCCGCGGCCGCCAAGCTGCAGCAGGTCTGGCTGCGGGGAAAACATGACGCTCGGCCAGCGCAGGGTGCGGTAGCGTAGCCCCATGGGGGACTTGATCAACCGTCCGCCCATGACACTGTATGTCGCCCTTGGCAGCAGCGATTCACCGCGGGGGGACAGCACCGTGCCAAAAAACTCATAGACCCGACCCATTTTCCTGAATTTTGACCTGGTCCAGATCTGATCCTTGCGGGCCGCCAGGGCCTCCTTGGTCATAAAAGGATTGTCCGGGTCTTCGTCGTTGACATTAAAACCCTCATCAATGTTCTGCAGCAGCTTCTTGTCAGCCAGCAGCTTGAGCTGATAGAAATCCTTCCACTCCTGGTGGATCCAGAAAACTCCGGACTGGGGGTCCCTTGGCACGGCGTCCGGATCCCGGCTGATCTTCCACGGCTCGATCAGCTCATAATACAGGCCCTTGCCCGGTATCCAGCGCGGCTTCATGTCCATCGATTCCCCCACCGCCAGTCCCATGGTGGTGGAATCGACAAAGCGGATAACGAAGTTGGCGTGTCGGCTGTCCAACTGGACAGACATTACCTTCTTCCAGAAATCCGCCGCCGCCTGCACCACAGGGTCCTCGATACTGAGAAAATCAGGGGAAAAACTTTTACGGATAGCGGCGGCGGCGAACTGCACCGTGGCGTATGGTCTGGGCACCACAATCCTGCTCTGCCATGCCGCCTTACGGGCAAAAGAGGCAGGTTCCTTTTCTTTGTACACCCGGTAACATTCCGCCTGCGCCTGCCGCACCTCCCGACGTGAACTTGCATCCGTCTTGACACAATCCATGCAGTAATCCACCAGATGCTGTTCGTCCTCCATGGAGTAGCGCCGGGCCGCCTGCTCCCTTTCCGCCTGCTCCTTTTGGTCAGGGACGCTTTTCCCGTTACGCATGATTCGCCGGAAACTGTCAAGCAGCGGATACATGGCGTTTTGCCGCACGGCGCTCAGATTAATCATGCCCGAATACCGCTGCATAATTTATCGCATACTTTTTGCTTACCGCGCCGGGCCGCCAGTCGGTGGTGGCATGCTCATGGTTGGGACACCCCTTCTTGCACCTGCCTGGCTTGGGCTCGCCGTTCCAGTCCTTATCCATCTCGGTCACAGTGTTACAGCCGGTGCACTTAAAGACCGGGTCCCCTGCGTCATAAGGCCCTCCCTCCCGCATCTCCCAGTAGCCGTCATATTTTCCTTTTGGTTTTATCTGCGACATAGCTTCTCCTTTTCCTACCCCTGGCCGCCTGGTGCATAACTCATGGCAATGCGCAAACTTTCATCCTGCTGCGCCCGGCGCTGGGCCGCACTCGTCTTTCCCCGGCCGCTGTCATCCAGCTGCGGCAACAACAATGGGACGCCATGGCTCAGAGGATCGCCGATATGGGAAAATTCGTCCTTCACCGGCCCGGTGCCGATGGGTTTATTATTGTTGTCCTTTTTCCAGTGCCAGCCGCCATTCAGCGCCTTGTGCAGGACATGGGCAGTACTGGATACCTGAATTTTTTCATCGCCGTTGACACACTTGGTCAGCACGGCCTTCTGCAGCGGTCCGATTCGTTGCGGCCAACGGCTCGGACCAGGCTCGAACCTGGTATGCAACATCTTCTCGATCAACTTTGCCCCGCTCCTGGTCCTGGTGGACTGGTCCGGGGTGGCCATGGTTGGATCGCCGATATCACGCCACTGGTCGATTTTTCCCTTATATTTCTCGCTCTTCATCAGCGGAATCACCATGTTCTCAATCAGCACATCCACCCCGCATCCCTGGCCCACCAGCACATCGTGGAACCATATCCGGCCAGGCGGCAGAAACTGACCCACCACGCACACCGGATTATGCCAGCCGTCCCACAGCCGGATGCCAAGACCGCCGGGAATCACCGGCAGCTCTTTATCGGCGAAATGAGACTTGGCGTTATATCCCGTCACCACCTTGATGCCGCGCTGGATAGGGGCGGCCCGGCCTTCCACGTACCGGGCGAACTTGCCGGGATCACGCTGGAAGGCGGCTCGGTTGGCCGCCCTGGTGTGGGGGTTCAGAAATTTGTTGTCACCGTAGGGAATACGAAAGCATTGCTTACGGATCTCCACCCCGGTGTCCGGGTCTTTGGCAAAAATCTCCGGCTCCCAGAAGAGGTCCTCTGTCCAATGCTCCTCATCCGCCGGATTCTGTGTAATCTGCACCCTCATTTTGGTGCCGGTCTGGCGGGAGGCCCTGGCCACGGCCATGTCAAACACGTCACGGGACAGGCCGGCGTTGTTTTTTTCCAGCACCGGGGCCGGCTCCTCCAGCATGATGAAGGACACTATCAGCGATTGGAATTTCGACAGGGCACCCTCATCGCCGGCGCCGAACAGAAAAAGTTCTACTTTCGGCTGGGTGTGAATCACCAGCTTCTTACTGTCGTCATGCACGGAGACATAGTCCCCCAGCAATTCAACGAAATCCGGCACGGTGGTGTTTTTTATATTGATGTGGGTATCGCGGATAATGGCGCCGCGGATATCGCGGCCACAGCGGGCCGCGTGGGCCAGAATGGCGACAATGCCGGCTGTTGTTTTCCCCTCCCCCATGGGTCCGCAGATCTGCACAATCTCGGCCTCGGAATGGACAAAGGCCGACTGCGTAGGGGACAGGTCAAATGTCAGATCCTTACCCACGATCCCCCCCACCGATGGAGAACATCACTCGGCCCTGTTCCTTGCCCCGGTCCGCAGACTTTACCTCATGCACAGGGCCATCCGTGGAGCGATCCAGAATAATGATATTCCCCCTGCTGTCCGCGTCCAGGCCGGTGGCGTGCCGCAGTTTCAGTTCGATGATGCCGGCAGCTGCCTTAATGGCCTTGAGCCGGTTTTCCAGCTTCTCGTCGGCGATAGAGATATAGGTCAGGCACTGTTTGATGAAACCCTTGACCATAGAGGCTTTGGCTGTGGGGTTCTTGTGCAGCTCCAGATGATAGTTGGTCAACTCCATAACCCAGGCATCCACCTCGCCGGCGATGGCCACGGCGGCGTCTGCCGTGCGCTCGATAAGCACCGGCATATCCATGCGCGACCACTCCAGACAGGTTGATTCCATCTCCTCCAGGGCGTCCAAATCCTTGGGCAGTTCCTTGTTGACGTGGTCATAAACCACCTGTCGGGCCGCGGCCCGATAGTCATCCTTCACCCTGGCCAGGTAACGGGCCACTGAGGCATCGGAGATCTGCACCCCGTCCGCCCGTAGTTGTTCCGCAATGCCCTTGGCGGTGCGGATATTTTGCGCCAAATACAAATCACGGACCAGGCCGGCCTTGCCGAGTCTCTCGATTTTTGAAATTTCGTTTGCCATTAGTCCCCGC